TTGGTGGATTAGAAGTATAACTAGAGTAAGAAGTACTAGAGGCTTTTAAAGGTATTTTTTGAGTACTAGTAAAATATATAGAAGTATCATCATTATTAATATCTTCTATAGTTGGAATCCATCCTTCATCTGTTTGATTACCTTGACCATTACGAATAATAGTAATAGGGTCGCCATTAGTTCCTATAGAAGACCATGTATTAGGAGTATTTTTAACAGTAGATCCTAAACGGATTGAATTACCCCACCTACCCTCAAAAATTCTATCTCCTTCAAATGGTAAGAGTGGATGTATATTCCCTCTTTCAACAAATGTTCTTCCTAAAAATATCTCAGTAGATTGATCTGTTACTCTTCTTACACTACCTAACTCTGTCTCAACATAATCTTTTTGTTGTGAGGGAGGTAATATATTAGAGTTTTGAGGAAAAGCATTATGGTGGGGATGATTCCAAATACCCACAACACTCATATAATAAGCTGTCTTAGATGAAGCAAATTCACCTATATCAGTATTTGGGAAAGAAGAGATAAATACTATCTCATTTATTAAAGGTAAATTCCTAGTAGAAGGATCATAGGGTTTAGCTGTAGGATAAGATTGGTTTGGAGATACAGGTTGGTCAACTAAAACATATTCAATTGTACCTAAACCATTCCATTCACCAAGTTCTTTCCAACGCGGATGAGTCTCATCTAATACTATGCTAACTACTCTACCTACATTTTGAACAGGAAAAGCTATAGAAAATCTAGACTTATCAAGTAAAGCCCCTAAAACACCCCCTGACCTATTTGTTTTAGCCATTACTCCTCAGATTTAAACTTACTTATCTCATCAAGTAATTGTTGTTTTTCTTCGTCTGAAATTCCTAAGCCAGCATCAGTTGCTTCACTATTCATTGCACGTTGTGCTAGGGCAGCCATTTTAATTAATAGGTCATCATTTTTGATGCCCATTTCTAGGTATTCTTTAATTAAGGGAACTAAGAGAGTAGCGTCACCTATTTCTTCAATCATAGGTTTTAGTTCATTGATAAGAGCATTTATTTGCTTATCTTTTTTCTTTTGATTGTCATAGATTTCCTCTAATAAATCAGAGAATTTCTTTTTACCAAATACGGTTTTATCAAACTGGCTCATGGTTATAAATATATTTATTTAAACTCTACATAACCGTGTTCTAAATAATGTATATAGTTGGATCTAAATATACTGTATAATTGTCCTGCTATTTTAGTTATTTTTGGGGTTTTAGCGTCTATCTGTTCCCTAATGTAGATATATAATGCTTTCTTATTAAAAACGTCTATACTGTCACGTTTACGGAATAGTTCTAAAATAGCATCAGCAATTTGAGCATCTTCATCTTTAGGAAACAACTCAAAAATATTCTCAGTACAATACACTGTAAACTCATCTATATAATATGATAGTTTATCATCATGAGCATCTTGTAATGTTTCTTCAATTTGATAAGAAAATTTTTCATTCTCATCTAAACCTTCAACAGGTGCTTTATCAATTCTACGCTTGTAGTTTCGTGTGTTGGATATAATTAAATAACGTTTTGCAATTGTACCAAAATAAGAGTATGCTTTAGATCCTTTAGTCTGGTCGTATAGATGTATTTTAGAGAGAAGAAAGGTAATTACCTCATGCTGAAGATCTTCAATATTTTCTACTTCTGTATAATAGAACTTAAAAGTATGGATAATATTCTCAGTAAGTTTAAAAAATGGATAATGGATATATCTATGATATATTCTTTCTTTTTCTAATGTATTAGTTGCTTTATTATATCTTACAATAGCATCCTCTGTTTCCTGAGTGAAGTATTGTACACCTTTTTTCTTTTTAGGGATTATTTCTTCACTCATAATTTTATGTTATAGGGTCTTAACATATCGTTTAACATTTTAAGTCGATCAAAGAAAAATCCTACTTCATCATCACTTTTAAAAGTACCTTTAGCATCAACTTCATCAATCCGCTTAATCATAAATTCTACAGTACTACCTAAACCATTAATATAGTCTTGGTATGAGATAATAGCTTCTTGTCTTTTGTTAAGTTCGTCTTCGTATCGTTCAACTTTCTTAAGAAGGTTAAAGGTCGTGAATCCTAAGATCACGACCGCAACCAAAAGTATAATAATGGTAATTATCATATACTATCTAATAGATTTTTTAATCCTTCACTTCTAACTCCACTAAGTGCTTTTTGCTTGGTGACTGAAGGAGTGTTAGTTGTTTTTTTAACTGGGGCTGTTTTAGCAGTTCCATTTTTAAACTTAGGTAACCATTCACGTTCAAACTCAATACGAGCAGCCATCATGTCTGCAAAATGGAGAATATAAGGAAGCGAAGTACGCGGTTTAACCTCAGGAGTGAATCCCATAAAGTACTTCTTATTTGCTTCATCATATAAACCATCATGAGTTTGAATACCTATCATCTCATTAAAGGTATATTGAATGCCATGAGATTGAAGAAGATAAAGACCACGGTCAGGAACTGAGGCAAATGCAATTTTATCATTATGCATATAATCTTCACCTAGCTTATTTCGTCTCCATTCATCAGTTTGGGGAATATAAGCTTCATTTTCTTCATCACCCATCTTACCTAGGTCATGGTTGATTGCAGCAAAAACAAGTTCTTCCATAGTGTATGTACTTGTATCTACTCCTTCATCAGCCCATAGTTGATGTTGTTTAAGAGCACAACGTACAACACGAATAACATGTTCTACATAACCACCTGGGAAAGCATTATGGTATTCTTTTTTATGGGCAGCAGGCATTAGCATTAAGCGATCAGCGTACTGATTATAGAAGTCTAGGAGTTTTTCTTTACGAGGTGAAGAGATATGTTCTTCAATAAGTCCTAAAAATACTTCCCAATTGTTTTGGATTTGTTCTGCTGTAAGATTCATAACTTTTATTTAAAATTAGTTTTGACGTTGTACCATCATTTTAAGGTCACTGATAATATCATGTGCCTCTGCAATAAGTTTTTGGTATTGTTCTTTAGTTGTGGTTGGGCGTGTAATTAAAACACCCATAGAGGTTAACTTGCCTTCAAGTTTCTCTAGTTTTTGAACTGCTAGATCTGGATTTCTCATGTTTAATATTTTTGTTGGGTTATAATGTAATGTAGATATATGTTGGAATCAAGTTTACTTGATAAATTTCTCAACTATATCTTGGATTTGTTTTAAATGAGCACATTTCTCATACTCTTCTTTACATTCAAAGAATTTAATAGCCATAACTAAGGCAAATACTAAATTATCATCAGCAAAAGTTTTTATAGCATCTATATCTATTTTACGTTTTAAATTTAATTTAGAAGCATAAAACCACACCCTTGAATAAGTGACTAAATCGGCTATATCATCTAAACCAGCTATTTCTTTAATTAATTGTTCAGGAAGATGATGTTTAAGTTGATGGTAGAAAGCTTTATTATTTAATATAATTTTTTTAAGCATCCCTACCCAAAATATAGGGGTTTCTTGAATTAAAATAAGTTCATCAGCTGCCTTAGCTTTTTGCTCTAAGGGAGTATCAAATTCTGTTGAATCGAATAGATTAAATATTTTATTTATATCCATTTGCATATACATATATGCGTAGATCAAGAAACATATAGGTAAAATTAGAGCGAAAGACCGGATTCGAACCGGCGACCCTGACCTTGGCAAGGTCATGCTCTACCAACTGAGCTACTTTCGCATAAAGTAATGATGGGAATCCTGACTACCCATACGTCCTGGACATGCCCCCTTTCACCCACAACCCAACAGAGTAGCTAATTCTGCTGTTAACGATTGGTTGGATTGCTTACCAACACCCGCGGCAGAGATCATGAATATAACCTTGACGGGACCCTAGAGGCTACCAGGTTGCGCATTCTACCCTGTAGTTTAGGTGGTTTTACCTCACATGTCTGTATGACCCAATATTCCTGCTTTTCAGCAGTTCAACCAGTGCCTTAAGAGCTCTCAACCCTTTATTCAGCCACATTACTTTTGAGCCTCAAGCCGGACTTGAACCAGCGACCTACTGATTACAAATCAGTGGCTCTACCAACTGAGCTATTGAGGCAAATCTCCCTTACAAAACTTCAAGCATACGTTCTCAAAGAACCTGGAGGAGGTCGTTTTTCAGGCTAGACTCAGTATTATTCTGCTACTGTAGTGTCAGCTGCAACTGTGGTATCGGTAGATACTACAAGAGTGTCTACTGTGGTTGATTCAGTAGTTGCTGCTTCGTTGGAACAAGCTACAGCTACAGCAGCGATTGCGATTGCGAAAAATGCTTTTTTCATTTTGTTTTTGTTAATTAATTAATTATTTAATGATATAAATATACAAATAAAATCTAGCTAAGCCAAATTCTATTTTGTGGACCTTGAGGGGCTCGAACCCACGACCAATTGATTATGAGTCAACTGCTCTAACCGACTGAGCTAAAGGTCCAGTTGTTGGAAGGGACGGATTCGAACCGCCGTACCCAATGGGAGCAGATTTACAGTCTGCCGGTTTTAACCACTCACCCACCTTCCAATTTTGTTACCCCCCAGGGACTCGAACCCCAATTAATTGGACCAAAACCAATTGTCCTGCCATTAGACGAGAGGGTAATATAGTCGAGATGACAGGGTTCGAACCTGCGACCCCCTGGTCCCAAACCAGGTGCGCTACCAACTGCGCTACATCTCGTGGCGGAGGCTCAGGGATTCGAACCCCGGGACCTGTTACAGTCAACAGTTTTCAAGACTGCCGCATTCGACCGCTCTGCCAAACCCCCATGTAACCATTGTAGTCAGGACAGGATTCGAACCTGTACTCTGCA